AATAAGGGTCACGACGACAAACTTACGAGCCAAATACTCGAACGGAATAGGGAAGTCTCTTTGCGCACCATTAAGTGGGTACGTAAGGACTGTCTTTGGAGCGGCCATTAAGTCCTCCTTGTGAGTTATGAATTTGAGAAAGCAGACTCGTGGTGACATCTGCTTATAGTGGGTACTTTTGCGTGAAGACCTACTTCGTGGTGTCGATACCCCACCGTTCAAACATCTCTACGGTTGCCCGCTGGCTTACAGGGTCATTGGGAACCAACCCACGGAACCCATTGAAGATGCCTGTGCGGTACTGCTGGGACATGTCGGGACTGTTGGTGGTCCCTGCAAGTTTGGAAAGGTTGTAACCCACTTGGGCAGCACTACTAACCATCCCCGCTACCGGGACCTGCTTTAAGGCACCCGTCAGAACCTCACCGGGTTTATCGAGGTCACTCAAGCCATACAGCCACGCCTTTTCCTTCGGGTCCTTTTTCCGGGCAGCTTCGGGAAGAATCGAAGTTCTCACCATTGCAGCCTGATCAAAACCCAAAGGTGCCGCAGCGATGTTAGCCAAGCCGAAAGGTGTCCCGAGGTAAGACCCACGAGTCAGTGCCGCATAGGCAATCATGTTGGGGTCAAGGGCATCTTTCAGATACTGCTTACGGTCATGAGTCGGCATCATCTGAGCCTTCAAGTACGCCGTAGATGCATAGAAGCTGCCGCCTGCAAGAGCTGACAGAGCCGCTGTGTAGGTCTGATCCATCACACGGCCGTTCATGCGGGCTTCATTTATCCCACGCATAAGGCGCTCATTCAGAGACTTCACAAGGAAGCTCTTGAACTGCATAAGCATCTTGACGCCCACACCGTAAGCCTTAGTGTCGAGGTTGGAGACCTTGTGTGGGCGAATAACAACTTCGTCAGCCATGCGGTCAGCAAGACGCCATAGATGCATTGAGCGTGGGTCTGACTGGAATGCAGCCATATCCCTAACCGAATACTTACCTTCAGCATCACGAACCATAGAGCTGCTGATAAGGTCCTTAATGCCATCCCACTGAGCCGGTGTGATGCTCGCAGAACGAAGCAACGAAGACTCAGAGACCAACATGGTATCGAACGGATTCTTACCGCCTGCCAGGGTGTGCCGAACGATGTCTCCAAGGATGCCTTTACGGCCCGCATCAAGGAGATGGTTGGTGGTCTCGGGGAGCATGTAGCCAGCAGGGGAACGCCGAGACATTGCACCTGTAGCCCACTTGAGGGAACCCACAGTTTGAGCGACAGCCTCATTGGAACCCTGCTGTCGAAGACGCTCAATGATGTCCATGCGGGCAGGTACGATGGAGCCGTCAAGCTCACGCCCAAAGAGACCTGCATGAAGGTCGTTAAGCCCCTCCCCTGTCATGTTGTACTTCCCTGCGATCAAGTCCTTGTAGGCTGGGATGTTGTGACCAAGCATGTGAACGTAGCCACGCGAGACAAGCCCCGCCATCTCAGTGAAGTTCTGAAAGGGCATGAAGAAGGACTTGAGCGTGAAAGCGGTGTCATTGAGTGCCCGCCCAACAGTCGCCAAGGCACCTTCAGGGGTATCGCGGCGGGCCTGCCCTGTGAGGACTTTAAGCGCCTGATCAAAGGCAGCACGTTCATCCGGCTTGATGCCATCAGGGAGCGCCTTAATCTGGGCTTCAAGATCCCCTACAGTCCGGCCAGTTGAGCCCATCACCGCTACGTCACCGTTAACACGCCGGTCGTATGCTTGAAGAATGCGGCCCACCGAGAAGTCCCGCAGGTCGTTCACCGAGAAGTCACCGTGTGGTGTTGACACCGGAACGTCAGAGTCGAAGAGGTGACGCCCCTTCAGGAAGTTGTTGTCGGCAATATTGCCCCCGAACTGCCCTTGTGTGATGTCAAAGGCCTGCGTAGTCAGAGAGTTGTCCTGTGTGATCCCGTAGGACTTTGCACTCGCATACTCACGGACCCGCTGAGCGATTGCCTGCGGAGTCACTGGGACACCTTCAGCATTCAGCAGGTCGGTAATGTGAGCATCCACACGGGCACGGGTAGCAGGCCGCCCCGCGTAACTACGCAACATGCTTTCCCGGACGGCATCTTGCAGTGCATCTGTTCCGCCCAGACGTTCCGACCACAGCACACACGCCCCACGGTCGTAGACGTTCGGAAAGTAATGCCCCTGATGGCGTGTGGAGTCCAGCAAGGAAACAGCGTTGCTATTACCGTACTTCGCCGGGTTGGTCAGGCTGTCATGCTTACGCTCTGTATGCGCCCCAATAGCGTCCATGTAGGCCCGCTCCTCAGCTCGCAATGACGCCCGTGCAGCCCCGGTTGAATCTTCAAGAGCCTCAACAGCTCGGCGGTCAAGCACCTGCTGAGCCTCAGTACGTGAGCCCGGCAACGCTGAGTACCACTTAGAGCCCATAACGGCATCTCCAAGCTCAGTCAGGGATTGATAGCTCACATTGTCCTGACCTTTTTCACGCTCAATGATGTCACTTGCAGTAGCTGCGAAGCGTCCATTGGAACCCGAAACGGTGCCTGTAGGAGGCCGGAACAATTGACCGGCAATATCACGGACTTCAGGGGACTCACTACGATTCAACGTATGACCAATCTCTGTAAAACCACCCATGCGAGCCCCCCCAGCAGCTCGCTCAAACTGTTCCATGCGGGCAACAGTGACCGGGTTGAGAGGATTAGAACCGCTGAGAATCGTACCATTAGGAAGACGCACAGCACCGGGTTCAAAAGGAACAGGCTGAAGGGCAACACCGTTCACGTTTGCAGTGGGCTCGCCCTCAATGTGCGGCATTAAGGTTGGGTCAGGCGCTCCCTCTTGGGCTGCACGTACCCGCGCCTCTGCTCGGATCGTAGGGCCGGTGAACGGGTCAGCCAAATGCTCAGCGGCATCATTACCACGAGTGACGCGAATGTTCTTCCCGAAGACGCCTGAAAGAGCGCCTCCAAGAATTGCCCCGCCTGCTGCTGAGGCCGCTAAGTGGGACTCGCCACCAACCACACGAGACCTGAGGTGGTCGCCTGCGACTGCTGTAGCCACACCATAAGCTGCCCCCTTCCCCACACGAGCGCCGAGTGAACCTGTTAGGCCAACCGCTGGAATGTAACTCGTAGGGTCCCCAGCGGCACCCACAAGCCCCCCCGTCACTTGAGCCGCCCAACCGGCTGTATTGAAGTCCTGTTGATAGTCTTGTGAGTCCAATACGGTGGGGAGGATCTTGGCCCACTCACTACGCTCAGCGGATGCAAACTGGCGGTAATACTCAGGCTGAACCCCGTAACTATCGAGGGTCGCAAAGTCCTCATCCGTCATCGGATCGTGCTGCATCCGGGATACTGGGCGCATCATTGAGACAACCGTCCCGAGGTCTGCGCCTTCTTCAGCGTAGCCACGATAAGCCGCGCCAATTACGGACGTAGCCAAAGCAGCCTTAGAGGCCTTCCCTGTACCTTCCCACGCGCCGGTCTCAACATCACCGGATAACGGCTTTCCCTGAGCGGCGGCAAGTTCCCCCACGGTTGCGCCCTTCTCGACGGGTTGACCTGTAAGACCCAGTGCGCCCTGCTGGGGCATAGAGGAACCTGTGAGGCTCTTGAAGGCGTCCAAGTGTTTACTCACAGCAACGTCAGCCAACTTTGCCATGTATCCACGGCCTTCAGCGGAAAGCTTCGAGAAGTCACCCGCGCGCATAGCTGAAACCTGTGGAGCCCCAAGCGGCCCCTCTCCCTGGTTGTATGCAAGGGCTGCTGTCAGTTCGTCACCATCATACTTATCAATGAGGTCCCGCATGTGACGGGCCATCGCAGGGACAGCCTTCAAGGGGTCTAAACGATCCTCTGGGGACATCAAACCGTAAGCCCGACCGGTGGCCTCGGTGAACTGTGCGAGCCCCAGCGGGCCTGTAGGGGACTTTGCGTCTGACTTGAATGAGGACTCGTTGTAAATCTGCTTATGCAGAAGGTCATAGCGGACACCTTCGGACTCAGCCGCTGAACGAATCAGGTTGTCGTATTGGGTGCCTGTGGCTTTGATAGCGGCGTATTCATCTGTATGTAGTTTGGTCATGTTTGGCCTCCTTTAAGAAAATGGGTCAGGAGGCCCGAAGGCCTCACTTGGGTTTCTGTTGGGTCTGTTTGTATTCACGGATTTGCCGCTCTACTAACATCGGGTCTTTCTCCCAGCCCTCTTGCGAGCGCTTGATGTCGGCCTGTTCGCGCAGCTTGGCGTCTTCACGCTCCTGAGCGACCTTGCGAGCGTTCTCATCACGAATGTCCTGCATGTGCAAAGGCTCCACTCGACCGTTGAGAGTCTGAATGTAGAGCTGGCTATTCCGGGAGACCACGAAGGCGCCCCCCGTTGCGACTTCAGGATGGGCCTGTGAGAAGGCATCAAGTTTTGCCTGGACGGCTGTCTGCCCTGCTTTCCACGAAGTGACATCGTTAGGGTCCATAAGGATTTCAGTCTTGAAGATCGCCCCCATAGGTTCGCCCGAGGTTTTAAACTGGGCGGTGTTAGTTGCAACGAAGGTCTCTACAGCATCCTTGGCAGCCGAAGCGTTACCTGTCAGCGCTAAATTAGCCTTATAGATAGTCAGTGCCATCTCACTCATTTCGGCAGGCATGTACTGCATTGCTGACCTGGACTTCCGAATAGTGGACGCATAATCCTTGTCCTGAGCGTTCCGTTCCTCACGGGTCAGCTTGCTCTGAGCCTTCTCGGCTTCCACGGCTACAGACATGTCGATCCCGTAACGATCCATTGCGTTGAGCTTCGCCACGAGGTCCGCTTTATCGGGGTAAAGCATGGCAACAGACACAGGGTCAGCCTTTGAGAGTTCTCGCAGTCGGTCGAGCTTCGGATAGTTCTGCTGGGTGGCACCACTGATTACAGCACCCTCCCATTCAGCACTGGCACCATCTACAAACTCACCCATGATCTTTCTGAAGGGGCCGTCCTTACGGTCAGCCTTGACGTACTGAAGCATCAAGTTGGTCTTCTGGTTTTCAGGAAGATCCCAGGACGCAATCTGATTCATCTTGAGGTTCGCGTAGTTCGCCTCGTCCTCAGGTGTGAAATTCCCGGTCAGCTCATTGGTGGGCAGTAGCTTCGGATCAACAGAAACCATCTCTCCATTGAGCTTCCGGCCCCACGCTTCATCAAGTGCAGCAAGGCGGTTTTGTTTCTGCCCAATCTTTACAGCCTCTACTTGATACTTCGCGGTCTCTACACGTTGCCGCTGTAGCAACTGCTCACGGCTGCTCAGGATGGCCTGACGTTCGGGTGTCATTACGTCCGTAGGGGTTGCACCAACAGTCTGAGCGTGGAGCTTATCGAGAGCTGAGAGAGCGCCAACGGTGTCAGTGCCCGCCATGATCCCCGAGAGCTTCCCGTGAAACTGCTCGACTCGGTCGGCCTTTGTGGACTGCTCGAAGTGAGCCGCTTTGGCCTTGAAGTTCTCCATAGCATCGGCGCCGACCACATCGGTGATGTTGACCATCTGGCCGCCAATGTTCACTTGTTGGTTCCCGATGTTGCCCAAGAGTGAGACCCCACCGTCACGAGCAGTTGCGTCCTGAAGAGAGCCCCTCAATAACTCCATGGCCGCTGAGGTCGTGGGAATAATTCCAGTCTGTAAGCCATTGTTGATGTACCCAGCCATGACTGTTGCAGCCTCTGGGGTCCGCATGAAGGCAGGGTCAGAGAGAAGCGAGCCGAGGTCACTACGGGACTGAATGCCTGCATTGACCTGGAACTCTTCAGATTTACGGCGTCCAAACTGATCCACCACTGCGGCGTTACGTTGCGTAATACTGGCGTTGAAACCTCGCTGATAATCACCGTCTTCCGGGTCGATCCCGCTCATCTCAGCGAAGGACTTAGCGCCCTCCTGTAAGCGAGTCGCACGGTATTCATCAAGCTCTTTACGAGTCTTGAGTTCACCCCGCGTCACCATGCCCTGAACTTCCTGATCCAGCTCATTCGCTGCATTACTACCAGTCAGTTCATTCAGGTGGCGCATGGCGTAAGGATCGTCTTGATACAACAGAACGCCCTGTTCTCGTGCGGTCCTGCGTTCCTCTGGGTTCAGCTTACGGATAATCTCGTTAGCCCGCTCCTTCCCTTGGACCTGCTGATTTGCATCATAGGAACCAAAGACATCACCGCCAGCCCTCACGAAGTTCCGCATGGAATCCGCAAGGGAGTTATCCGGGGCATCCGGTCTTGCGATTCGAGCAGCTTGATAGCCAGCACCTGAGCCCGCTCGGAAGGCTTGACGGCCTGAAGTGGTCTGGGCGGACTGGCCCAGTGCCTGAGCAATTGAATTAGGTGGCATTATCGGGTTCCTCCATTGGTTATGCTCTTACTGTTGCCAGCGGCTGGTGGTGTAGCTGTCTTACTACCCGCACCGAACTTGCCACCCGAGGACGCGTAAGCACTTCCACCGGCAGACACAATGTTCAGCGCATTCGCTATGTTGTTTACCTTCCGATTGTTGCCACCTGCACCACGAACAGCAGCCTTAGCGTTCTCAGAGCTACCCACGCGATTCGCAAAGATCGCCTGATAGTCCCGTTCGTAGTTTTCGGTGACGTTCATCTTCTGCGCCGACGCATCGTTGGCTACAGAGTTCTTAATGCGGTCCATTGAGTTGCCTGCCATTCCTGACTCCCCGATGGCCGCGTTGACGATCCCTTGGTTTCGGATGGCCTGTAGATTCACCTCTGTGAGTTGACGGCGGGCCTCATCGTGCTTATCCACGGTTGCAAGCTTCTGATCGTTCTCCGCGAAGTTGGCTTGCTTCACGATTTCGTTTTGCGACTTACGTTCGTTATCCGTCATCTGGCCCTTAGCCTTGGCCCCTTCAGATGCACTCATTGCCGCACCAGCCACGGCGACAACCGCCAGACCGATGCTTACGGGTTCGCACATAGCGCCGCCCTCCTATAGCCAGAATTGTTTAAAGGCAAATCCGGCAGGTGACATAAAGATGCCTCCGTTGAAGGAGGCTCCCAGCTTTGTCAGCAAGCGGATGTGTGCGTGGTTGTCCACGGAAACCCAGTTGGTTTTAGGACTCGGTGAGCGCTGCTTGACCCGCTCAAGGTTTTGTTTGAGTAGACGGTAAAACTGAAAGCGTTCAGCTCGGGTCAGCATGTGAACCACGTTGGTAGTCACGAACCAGATACCTAAGTTTGTATGTCCGCCAACAGCCAGGACCAGAGAGCCCACAACGATTGCCTGGGCATGTTCATCAATCGCTTCCGGGAGAACATCGCGGGGGTCTCGACCGGCTTTCATACAGTGAAACTCTTGAAGGTCCGAGGCGCATAGGTTTGCAGCAGCAGCCTTTAAATGGGCCTCAGTGGCCTTAATCAATCGCATAGATTCCTCCTTGCTCGTTATCTCCTTACACGCCACTTGAACGGCGCATGTAGTTGCCCTCCCAGCCGCACCCAATGATGTTCAGGGGGACCGGGGCATAGGATGAAAGGGTGACGCTTTGAACCTTGGCATTACCTGTCACCGGGAACTTGTACTGCCCCGTGCCCAGCGTGAGCCCACCAAGTACCGCTTCAGTACCCACACGACCACCCGCCATCACATACACGAACTGTGAGGACCCATTGTTCACGTTGATTTCAAAGGCACCGGAAGAGTCGTAGTTAACCCAGGCGCGGCGTAGCTGAAGGCGTCCGATGTCTTCGGTATTGGTCGTTCCGTCATCTGCTGTTTGCTTGATTAGAAACTTAGAGAACTCATACTGGAACCCATATTCATGGCCGATGATAAAAGTCGTGCCCATTCGGTTCCCCACGAACCTGATACGATCGTCAGCGTTCCAGTTGTCCGAGGTGTGCCGCTCTAAGACGCCTTTAGGGTCCAGCGTGTAGAACACCGAAAGGGAGTCAGGGACACCGCCGTAGATGTCGCCCAGGCTTGCATAGGTTTCGTTCAAATCCTCGTCGTACCGCGTAGGCATCATCAGTTTCTTCATATCCATATAGGCGCGGTAAGGCTCCTGCATGTAGTCCACGGTGTCCGCTGTGAACTCGATACGCTCAAGGCACATACCTACACCCACGCGCTCATTGAGCAGGTACATGTAGGAACCAATACAGTCAGCCGACAGGACACGGTTGGTGATACCGAACTCCCAATGTGACCACGACTGTTGCACCAGCTCTTCCTTGAGGTAGAGAAACTTGTAGATGTACACCTTGTTCTCTTCGGTGTCCGAGAGGACGGAAACGAAGTTCTCAGTGCCTGACCCGTGGATGTGATAGACCACGTTTTGCAGGTAGCTTGGGACATGCGAAGAGATGTCCTCAGCCGACTTCACGTCGCTAACATCCTGTACCGCGTAGTACCGCTTGAGGCTCGTGTAGGCAGCTCTCGGTGCAGCGAAGTAAACACCCCTCCCGATGCCAAAAGGCCGCGCCCCATCGCTCACGTCGAACTCTGTGGTGAGGTCCAACTGGGCCGTCTTGGTCGACATGATCCCTTGGGAGGACAAAACGAACTGAGCCTGATCGGACCACAGCAGCAACTGTTCGGAGAACGGCACGGCGTACTTGAGGATGCTCACCCGGTTGTGACTGATCGCTACGTCAATAGGATCATCATCACTGAGGGAACTGACAGAGGCCGGGAAGAAGTTGAAATACTTCGAGGTCCGGGACATCACGACGTTTTCACCCGAGAGGAAACCTAAGCGGTTCCTGAAGAAGAAAATGTCGTTGATTGTCGCCTCCACAAACGAAGGCATAGGGTTCGTCAAGTCGTCCCCACAGGTTCTGTCAGGCCACGTTAGGGCCTTCCAGTCAAATTGCCCGTCTGCCGCTCGGACCAACGCGTGGGGCATTGAAGTCGGCTCGAACCCGGTAATGATCCCCGGCTTGACTGTCTCTTTCCACACCTGCCCCGCTGCGTCATAGCGGACCCAATAGTTATCCCCTGTGCGAGAGGCTTCTCCTGTGACTTCCACCAGGTAGCCATCAATACACTGCGCGGGTAACTTACTGAACGTCTGGACTTGATAGATAAACGAATTGAGCAGTTGGTTGGCGTAGCCGTCCTCTGTCTTCACGGTCTTGATGTCGTTCTTTGCCGCCGTCACCACGATCCAGCCTTGACCCGCCTGTGCCGTAATCCCGTAGGGGACACCGTTGGCAGTGATCTGTGCGGCCATCTGCGTAGCGATATAACCGGCGTCTGTCTGCTCCACCTGGGGCGGCGTGGCCGCTGTAGAGTCACCTACAGGCATCTTCAGGATTGCCAGTTGAATGTCGTTGATGAGGATCTTCAGGGTTCGCCCATACTGACCACCTCGAACGTTGATCACACAGCGCCGAGTCATCGAACCGTAGTCAGTGTGGGTCAGCGTGCTTTTCATTGCGGTCAGCTTGTTGCGGTTGGTGACAAACGTGTAGTCCGCGATGGTGATCAATCGAAGGTCATTGCGGGGATGCTCACAGTTTGCATAGCCGTTGTAGCCCCGGACGGTGTAGCGGTTCCCTTTGAGGTCCGCTACTTCCACACCCTGCCCTGTGAACACCATGAAATACTGCTCGGACGCATCTCGATTCACGAGGTGGATAAGGGGTTTTGCCCCGAACATGCCCACTGCGCCCAGGCGTTTCACAAAGGTGGTTGGTGGACGCTTCTGAAGACCTTCAGTTTCCGAGGACCACCCATTGATTTGAAGCTGGCCTTGGTTGCTGAAACGCAGGATGTCCGGTTGTTGCGATATACCTCCTTTAAGATTCTTAACACTTTGGGAAACAAGACCCATGTAGTGACCTCCTTGTTATTGGAATTAACGGGAGATTCGGCCACCAGTCCATGCGTCACCATCGAGCATGTTGTAGTTACCATAATCAAGTTCGTACTCCTGGCATTCAGCCCAGGCAGTTGCCTCCTGTTCTTGAAGTGACCCTTCAATCTCACCAGCCCCGAAGAATCGGATATTGAAACGGCGGGATGCCTTAGCGACGATGTAAGAGCGAAAACACTCGGGCATCTCTTGGTATTCCCGAAGGCGTACCAGGGAAACCGTAATGGGGTCTTTGAACACATCAGTCTTCGCCGCGCGGTCATAGAGAAACCCGCCGCGATTTGAATAGTTGCCCGTGGTGATCTTGAGGTAATCGCTGAGGTAGTTAATGAGCCCCGAAAAACTATCAGGGGTTAACGTTGCGTCCTCTTCGATATTGAAAGCCCAGCCTTTAGATTGGACTTCGCGGTTTACTTGATTGAGTAATCGACGGCAGTTCGCCACATCGGCGTTAGGGTCCCCTTCCAGGGAACTAACAGGCGACTCACCAATAGCCGCAAGCATGTCATTAACTGCTGACAGCTCATCGTCGGACTCAATGAATGATTCAAGGCTTGCCATTTGGCCCTCCTGAAGTTAATTGCAGGAAACAAAAAGCCCCTCTAACCCTTTAAGAAAACGGGATGAGGGGCTTTAAGTCGGGAGGGTTACTTAGTCTTTGGGATCGCACCGAAGACCAGAGCGCCCGCAGCTTCAGGACGCAGACCGCCGTGGCCCATTGCGTAGCGACCAATGATCTGATCAGCCTGGAATTCAGGACGGCGGGCACGTTCCAGAGCCATATCCTTCAGCTTCACGGTGCCCACAGCAGAACGGTGATTGAAGAGAGCTACAACGTTATCCAGGGCAACCTGTACGTCACCGCCAGTGGTCGCAGGGAATGCGTGTTTGCGGTTGGTGCCGTCACGGTCATCACCTGCACCACCCTCAGTCAGGTGCGGAACTTCGATAATCTCGAAGCCCATAACGTTCTTAATGTTGCCGGTCTCAGGATCAGTCAGCGCCGAGAAGTTAGCAGCGTTAGGCAGCAGTGCAGCCAAGATTGCGCTGTAGTATTCAGGCTTGGTGTAGACCTTACGATCCTGAGCGGGAACGTAGTTGCGGGTCAGTTTCGCACGGGCAACGGTGAGGGCCTTCAGGATCGCTTTACCCAGCGCCTCAGAGTCGTCTTCCAGAGCTTTCAGACCAATCGGCAGGACAGTTGCCGCGCCGAGGCCTTCAATGTTCTCGTTAGCAGCGGCTGGCAAGTTGCACAGCTTCGCCATCTCAGCCAGTACAGCACCATCCGCAGCGATAGCCAGGGCCTCACCCAGTTGCGCCGAATACTCAGCACCAACATCGTAGTGATTCATGGCGTTCTCAATATCGAAGATCAGAACGTCCGAAGCCAACAAGCCGTCGATAGTGATAACTTTCTCGGCATGTTTGATGTCGCCGCGCTTGTCATCCAGGTTTTCAC